CGATAGCAACTAAGGTACCTGTTCCATCTGATCCACTTTGAGATAAAGTGTTACCAAACACCAAACCAGTATCAGCTACTGTGGTTCCAAGACCAACCCTAATAGTTCTCGATTCCAAAGTAATACCATTTTCAGGTATTCTTGCGAGAGAACTTGGAAGATCGGGATTAACAAAGGTAACAGAACCCGATTGATTAAACTTGGCTCGATATAAGGTAAACTTGAGATCTTCATACTGAGATGGAGTCCATACCGCAGCGTTCTGTGATTTAAACAGAGAACCAAGTAGTGGTTGTTCTGTAACAAGAACTTGTCCCGCTTCAGAACCAAGAGTACTGGCATCTGGTTCACCTAATCTTGAAATCCATACACGGTAGGTTGTAGTAATAGAATCAAGGATAATTGCGTAATCAGTTTCTGCTTCCAGATATACAGGTGATTCAAATTCGAATGTGGTAGGTATAGTACCATCATTACTTGTTTGAATATCCTTTGGTTCCTTAACAACCACTGAATAAGGCAGAATGGTTTCTGTTGGTGTTCCCAACTCAGTTGTTCTGAGTTGCATCGTAACAGGAATGTTATCATCCTTCTCAAAGAAGTAGATATCACACTTAGTTATAAAAACTCCACTCTTATCATCAACACTGAAAGTTTGAGCCAGTGGGTCACCACGCTGTGGTGGTGGAGGAGGTGGAGGTGTAACGTCTCTGATTTGAGAATTTACATCAATATTACTTACAGCTTCAATGTTAACAACATTAGAAGTAACCGTTCCAGAATTCAAGATTCTTTCTTGTTCTCTATTGATGGTATCAACTCTTGCATTTCTCAGAGAGAGTGTTACTTCCTGAGTTGTATCAACATCACCTTGTGAATAGAAAATTGATTCACCAGCAGTTGAAGTAAGACCTTCAACTGAACTGTTAGTTTTACTACTTGTGAGTCTGAAACTTGATCTGCCAGTCTCAAAGGTTGGGTTTGCAGGATTGTTGGGACTTGGGACAAAGTACGATGCCTGGAGTGTACCAACTCTATCAGTGATAAGTCTTACATTAGAAACCCTAGCCTGTGCACCACTAGATGTTCCAGTCAGGATCATTGATCTAGAAATCCATCCACTGAACTGTGGGAAATCTTGTGACTGAAGACTAAATGTATCAATGTTCAGAATCGTTGATGATGCAGAGTAGGTAGATGGAATTGAAATATCTCTGTTGTATGGATTACTATCATATACATCCGTTGGACTATTGAATCGTCCATACTTGTGGTTGGTTGTGGCAACTCTAAAGTCAATTGTAGGAATTGTAGAACCATTGCTGATCTGAGAACCACCATCATCCATTCTACCTCTTACTGTCTCACCAACAACAAATGTTCCATGAAGCATTTCAATCTCAATGAGTTTCGGTGTTACATAGTTGTTTACATCAACGTCATCAAAGAATGAATAGACTCTTGTAAATGGTTTGAATGAAGTTCCTGTGACACTAATATTACGAGATCTCATAAAGTTGATGATCTCTCTTCTTACAACTCTACTACCAAGAGATTCTGTATCAATTCTTTCGTTTACAAAGAACTGTCTTCCAGTTCTATTCTGAGAAAGATTGGTAGAGGTTGTTGCCCTAATATTGTTAGTAGTAACACTATTAGTAGTAGTTTCAAAGGTTCTAGTAGTCCTTTCAACTCTTTGACTGACTCTTTCAGTTGTACTATCAGTTTGTCTTGTTGTAGAAGTTGTACGAGTTGATTGATTGTTCGACAATGAAGTGTTTACATCTACACCAACAGTCTGCCAAGAATTCCAAACAACAGGAGAAACACCAGCTCTTGAGCCGTCTCTTCTTGTTCTAATATCTGCACCTAGGGCCTCAGCAACACCTCTAAATGACCCCTCCATCATTACATTATTAACTTCAAGTTCGTTTACATCAATCCAAACGTCAACCTCAGGTGTGAGTTCAATATTGCCTTGCCAGAACTGAACCAGAAATGGAGTTACATTTTCAGCTCTTGTTGCAAATGGTTGTTGTAACCAAGTTTCATCAGTATAATCGAGAGTCAAAATTCGACTACTCTTCTTGACATTTGCACCAACAACCTCTGCAAAGTTTGAATCTTGATTTGTATCAGATATAGTGCCAATACCATTTACTGCAGTTGTTCCCAATTGAAGATTAAGAGCAGTAGTATAATGAGATGGTCTAAGAATTCCTTTCTCAGTGTCAATACTGTTTCTGATACCAATACTTGTATCTTGAGGTTCAAGAGTTGTGAAGTTGTCTACAAAAACACCAGACTTAAATCTATTATTACCATTAGCATCTTCAACGAACAGATTAAGTGTATTCGTTTCAAGTTGATTAAGTGAAGTATAATACTCAAGATTTTTAATTCTTTGTTCAAGTTTAGAGATATCACTCATTTGATATCTCTTATGTTCAATGAACTTAATTTCTGCGTCTGCAGTGTTATAAAGATATGCTGGGAGGAATACACTAGCAATATTCATCACACCACTCAGACTATCTGGAAGCTTAGGTTCATCGTCTGGTGCACCTTGAAGAACACTAAGAACACCTTCTTTATCAATGAAGATTCTATCTGCTCTTGGTAAGTAATAATCATATGTCACCGTTAGTGACTCATCAGAAGCAATGATATGGCTTGATGATTGAAGATTGCCATTCTGACCATCAACAAAATTTCTACCATCAAACTCAAATGGTGACCTTGCATCCTCAGCAACTACATAATCGGTGAGTCGTGGTCTTACATCAATAATATCAGATACTCTTACGTCTTGTACTTCTCCAATTTCTGCTCCGTAGTTATAACCAACATAAGAGTTAATAGTTGTGATATCACCCTCGTCTGCATCATCATAAGAGGATGATGCAAAATATACACGAAGTTTTCTGGTAGGAATCTGTGCCTCTCCTCTTCTCTCAATTCTAGAATAATCGTAGAATGTTCCTCTTTGACCATTAAAGAACTTAAAGTCATTAGTAACTTCTTTAGAACCCAGTTTTACGTTTGACGAAACACCATTGACGGTTGAAGACTCAAAACTAATTACTTCTGCATTTTGGAATGTTGTATCATTCAAATACGTAAAGTAAATTGCAGTATCATCAAGTTTCTGGAGATAAACTCCTTTTGCACCACTTGTTTGACCTGTGAGAATTTCTCCCACAATCAGGTCATTTGTGGTAGCAGTAATACCATCAAGTTGTGATAATGTCATATTAGGACATACTGGATCATCGTTGTCATCTGACTCGAAGATACCATAGATCTTATAGACATCAACTGTATTCAGTGAGATAACCTCATCCTGAACTCTTGTACCATATGGATAGTTACCATATGTTAATCCGTCATCTAATGTAGTAGAACCAATGCCAGATGCGGCTTTACTTGACTTATTGATGATCAAATCTTGAGATACGTTCTTCAGTTTTGTTTTTGAAGTAACGTCAGTCTTTCTAATTGTTGTAATAAGTTTGGTATTAGTGTCATTAGCACCAAGACCATTGATTTGAAGTGACGTTGAACCATTCGTAAATTCAAATCTATCTTCTGTCAGAACCTCAGTAGAACCATCAGATCTGATCAGAGTATATCTTTCCTCATCAAATGGTAAGAATACTTCCTTATCTTCGGTATTGATGACAGGAGTAGAATTATTAGTGATGGAAGTTGTATATTGTCTTCTAATTACTAACTCAGAACCAATAAGATTTACTGATGAAATATTGGTCTTAGGAAATGCACTGTAAAGAGTTGTATTATTTGCCAAATTACCTGAACCAGGACCACCAACCCCTTTGGTGGAGAGAAGTTCAAAGTTCTGAACGGTCTCTACACTGGTTGGAAGAGCGCCATTACAAATACCAGAAACAGTAGGAACAGCTTGAACAGTAATGTTAGTCTGACCTACACCTGTAACTCTTGCAAAACTTGCTACATCTAAAGTTGGTCTAGAATATCTTACAATGTTACCGACAGTAACGATACCAATGAACGAGAAGCCAGGATCTGCAGGAATTGAAATCAGTGATGAACTACCAAATTCGGCAGAAATATTTGCTGAACCAAAATTACGAACTAATGACTGAACTGTGTCCCCAGTAAAGGTTGCTGCAGTTCCAACCACACCATGTACTGATTTAACATCAGACAATGAGTAGTTCCTACTAATTGTAACAAATCTAGCATCATCTAATACTCCATTGAAAATAAGTCTCTCAGCCTTTTGAAATTCACCTTCAACATTGTAAACTGTAAGGTCAGTATCTGCAGTAACATTACTCCTTAGGAAACCCTTTGCACCACTTGACTCACCTTTGATGAGGGTTGACGTGGAGAGTGTAATTGGCTCATTTAGTGTGATCTCAGCATATGTCTGAACATCAAACAATGATAAATCCCATGTATTCAGGTTGGGGAATGTAGTGTCATATGAACCACCTTCTAAAACAAAGTCATATATTCTTGCAATTCCAATTTCTTTACCTGAAGAGGCCAATGAATTGACACCAACTCTCTGGTCTCTCAAACTTAGAGTTAAAGAAGTATTGATACCAATTGTGGCAGATCCACTAACTCTGTTTAAGTTCAGAGTTGGTCCAAAACCGAAATTAACAGCCTGATCTTCAATGGTTCTTGTAGTTCTTGGCTTTTCGAAGTCAATTAAAGTAGGAGCAATGGTTTCTACCTCATAACCTTTTACATATGCCTTACCAGGGGAGATTTTGTAGATACCAAGGTCGTCACTAGGAACGTTACCAGATTGAGTGACTTGAGTGGAATTATAGATACCTCTATTTCCTTCGTTGTTGTTAAGACTGTTCTTAACCGAAGTTACAAACTCTTTTACGTAATAATCACCAGATTCATCAAAAGTTCTACGTGCAAGTTCATCACCTAAGAAGTTATAATCGGTATTTTTGTTAATAAGACGTAAAACACCGTCTTTTACTTCTGATAATTGAACAAAATTCGACTCATCAAAACTACCAAGTGGTTTTTTTGACAAAGTTGTCGAAATTTTCAGTCTATCGGCACCAGGAGCCGTAAAATTGTTGAATCCTTGGGCATTATCATTGAGTGAAGAGTCAACATCGGAGGAAACAATCTCTTCAACAACGTCTAAACCGACTCTATAAGAAGGAGTATTGGAATATTGATCAAGAATCAGTGTTTGGGCATTAACATTGACAAAATACCCTCTCAGGAAGTAAACACCCTGAGATAAATTGAATGATGAGCCAATAATTGCTGCATTTTGTGGAATTGTAGTTGCAAAACCCTCACCTTCAGAAATGAAAGTAGATGCATAAGTAATATTTGTGCTTGTGGTGAGAATTTCACTATCTAAAAATGTGTTTACTTCTTCATCAGAAGTGGAAGAATTCTCATAATTCAGATAAAGAGTATAAACTCCCCTCTCAGACTCACTATCTGTAATATATGTTACAACTTTTGCAGTGACTCCCGAAGTTGCACCAGTAATTGTTGTTCCAATTAGTTGGTCAAGATAAATTCCTACAGGAATACCCAGAAATTCAGACTCAATTTGAATTCCATAGAAATTCTGAATATAGGTCAAGTCCCCAGGAATGACTTTAGCACCTTCTTTGAAGAAATGGTTACCCATTTCCTCAACTTGGTTTTGCAGAATAGACTGTAGACCAGTCAGTTCTCTTGCTTGAACAGGAAAACCAGGTTTAAATAGAACCTTATAATAATTCGACTGGGGATCAAAGTCGTCAAAATATGGAGCGACATTGAGATTAGTTTCCTGTGGCATATCTCTTAGAATTGCAAGATAACTTTAACGTCTTCTTTCTGTGAAGATGATCTGGTGACTGATGGCCTATTATCGACATAAATGATGTCACCAGAGTATTTTTGAGACTCTGGATTTGAAATTCCACTAATGAATTCTTGACCCAGATAGTAGGTACGACTATTTATTGTCGTAGATACACCTGTAAAGTTTTGGTCGATATTTAGTGTATTACCTGAATTAGGTGAGATTTGGATACTACCACCACTTGTAGGTGATGATGTAAATTTCAATTGTTCAAAACCATACACAGGAACAGTGTTCTGAGTACCATCAGTATTGAAACCAGCAGTTCTTCTATCCTGCCAATACTTCAAAATACCAGTTTGTTGGTCGTAAGATACAACTCTACCGATTGCTGTTGAACCCAAACCAACAGTTTGTGTAACAAAACTGTCAGCTGTAAAGACTGCTTCACTGTAACCAGTACCAACAAGTTTCAGTGCATAAACTGCACTGGCCTTATCTTTAGTCAAATTGGTTGTTGAGTTGTAATTTGTGGGATTTTTGACAATTCCTACCTGTGCAAACTGATTTCCAGTGATAAAATCTGGATTTTGAGTGTCATTTTCAAATCTAGCATAAGAAAGTACGTTATAAGCACCTAATTCACGGTAAATATCTGCTCCGTGACCACCTGGAGGGGGAATAATTACGTTAAAAACGGGTGCTACACTACCATTTGGGACACCACCATTCTCTAAATCAAGAGTTCCGAAGGAATATCCACTTCCTCCCCTTGAAATTGTCACAGATTCGACTTTTGAGTCGTTATTGATGACAACTGTGGCCTCCGCACCACGTCCATCACCCAAAATTGGCACTCTTGTATAGGTTACATTGGCAGTTCCGATACCAACTCCACGATTTCTAATGGTAACAATCTTTAATTGGCCACTTGTACCTGCATTTTCTCTTACAGAAGAGTAAGAACTGTTGGTTTCCCAGTCAGTTGGGACCGCAATGTAGTTC